AAGAAATCAAAACAATTAGGATCGATGTCGAGGTATATGAAGTAGTAAACGAGATGTTATCTGATAATGGAATTAAAAAAAATCTAATGGATAAAATAATTCCTCTTCTAAACGATAGAATTACTGAAATTTCTCAGATCTTAGATTTTAAATTTAACTTTCAATTTGATAATGAGTTCAATGCTGTCATCACTTATTTAGGCCTTGAAGTTTCTTCTGACAGCCTTTCAACTGGCCAAAAGAAAAAAATGAATTTAATTGTTTTGCTTGCGTTTATTGAGATTATCAAGATGAAGTATAACAATATGAATGTCATGTTCCTAGACGAAATATTTAGCGGACTGGACAAGCAAAACGTCTACCGAGCAATCAAAATATTAAAGGACTACTCGATTAGATATAATATGACCATATTTGTAGTGTCTCATGAATCTCTTCCTGAAGAATTGTTTGATTCTAGGATCGAGGTAAAAAACATAAATGAGTTTTCTCAAATGTCTATAAAGGATCAACAGTCCCAGGTTAAAAACCTTAATTGATTTTCTAAGTATAAAATAAAAAAAGTTTAAATATGAGAGTATACTCAGGTGAATCCTTTTCTGAAGTCTATAGAGACAGTCTATTTGATCTTTTTCAAGATCCTGACTTTAAAACCAATCCACGCGGTTTACAGATAAAAGAAAATTTAAATGTTTCTCTTGTAATTAAAGACCCTTCTCTTTCTCTTTATCAAAATGAAAGAAGAAGTTCTCAGCAAAAGTATATTGCGGCTGAATTGCTATGGTATTTCCTAGGTAGAAATGACGTTGAGTTTATTTCTAAATTTGCTAAGTTTTGGGAATCCATTCAAAACGAGGATGGAACCGTAAATTCTTCATATGGAAAATTGCTCTTTAATAAAAAGAATCGATTCGGTAAAAATCAATACGATTGGGCTCTTTCTTCCTTGATGAAAGACCCAGACTCTAGACAGGCAATACTGCATTTTAATCTTCCTGAACATCAATATGATGGTAACAAAGATTTCGTATGTACAATGTATGGAATATTTCATATCCGAGATAATCGATTAAACTTTACAGTTTCAATGAGAAGTAATGATGCAATACTCGGAACTCCAACCGATGTTGCCTTCTTTACTGTTCTGCAACAACAAATGCTGGCCCATTTAAAATTTAAAACCTATCCTAATCTAGAACTTGGATCGTATACTCACATTATAAACTCATATCATATATACGAGAGAAACTTTAAAATGGTGGATGAAATGCTAATGTGCGGATTTCATACCATGCCTTTTCCTAATCTTTCTCAAAATTTAATAAAAATAGACGGCCAGCCTGCAAACGATCTAAAAATATTAGAAAATAATTACACTAGCTCCACTCCAATAAATAACGATCCACTATATAATTGGATTCAACAAAAAATAAATCAAGTATGAAGTTAATTGCATCAGTATTTTCTTGGATTATTGCTCAGCTCGGATTAAGTCTAATATGTTATCTAATGTATAATTTTTTCTTAGATGATCTGTTTAAAATCGAGATTGGGTACATACAATGGGTTTCAATCATCGTAATATCTGCGTGTATTATTCCATCCGGAAAAATATTAAGAGCTAATCCTGGATCCAAAGAAAATGTTGAAAAGGAAGCAACTAATCCTCTTGAAAAGTACCTATCAAACTTTAAGAATGAAAGATAAAGAAATTAAAAAACACCTTTCCTATTTAAAAATGGCAAGTGAGTGGTCACAGAATTCATGTTGCCGTCGAAAAAAAGTAGGCGCATTAATCGTAAAAGATCAAATGATCATCTCTGACGGATACAACGGTACACCTATTGGTTTTTCAAATGATTGCGAAGATCCTAATGGAGATACTTATTGGTATGTTCTTCATGCAGAAGCAAACGCAATTACTAAACTAGCAAAATCTACTCAAGGCGCTCAAGGATCTACACTATACGTCACTCTTTCTCCTTGCAAAGAGTGTTCAAAACTGATAATTCAAACTGGAATTAAAACTGTAATTTATAAAGAAGAATACAGAGATCTTTCAGGTTTAAAGATTTTAAAAGAATCTGGAATTCAAATAATTCAATTAGACTATTAATGGAAGAAGAAAGATCGATTAAGATAATATTCGTAAGAGAATTTAAAGGTTTTACGTCAGTTTGTGGTAGAAAGGGAAAAGAGGACTATATCCTGAACGTCAATAAAATAATAAAGGATAAATTTAAAACTAAATTTATTACTCCGAATAAAATTCAATCTTTCCTGATTAACTATGAAATCAAAAAGCTGCTAGACAAATCCATTAACATTAAAAATAAAAAATACAAAAAGATCGTCTATTTAAATTCTAATCTTTCAATCGGAGTCATCAATAACGCCATCCAATTTATTTCCGATGAATATTATCCTATAAATTTTACATATATGCTAATTGAATCTAAAGAATTTGAGGGCGACAATCTAGATTCTATTAAGGAACTTGAGATTATTAGAATCTGATTAAATAAGATTCATTCCGGAAAGAGATCCTTCCCCATTATACAACTGAGCTACGCATCCCTTTCCTAGTGTTGCTCGATTATCATAATTATCTATATTAAAAGTGTGATCAAAATAATTAGCAATTCCTGAAATTGTGTTCGAAATTAATTTATAAGCCGGAGAAGTTGCACTGAAAAAGAAGTCTAGTATTCCAGCTCCAGCTGCAGCTTTAGGACCGAAAAATTGTTTAATTACGTTAGAAATCAATGAAGGAGCCGCAGGTAGTCCAAAAGAAGCGTTTATACCATCGATCATAGATTTCCACTTGTCGGGCCCAGATTTGCTCTTATATCCTGACATTATTCCATTAAGCTCACTCTGCTCGTATTCTACCAATCGATTATCTAAGGTCTGTCCTTGAACTGACTTATCTAATTTAATGGTTTTACCTTTAGCACTTGTAAAGCTTTTATTTAGGGTACCTAATAGCATCTCTTTAGCGGTAACTATATTTCTCTTTAATAACTCAACTCCACAATATTTTAACATTTCTTCAGTTTCATCTGAAATAATCCATAGATTCCAATTATCTGCTGCTCCAAGAGCATTTGCCTGATTTACTGCCGCTGCCGCTTGAAACCAATTAGAATGTATAGGCTTTAAATTGAAGGATTCAATAGCAGCTTTAGCTTCCGCATTAGGTTTAGCGTATAGAAGTTCATGAATTTGTCTATAGAATGTCTGTCTTGCTTGAAAGGTTCCTTCATACGGAGCAGTGTTCCCGTTCATCACATTCTTTATAGTTTCTCCATAGGTTGTAGATTTTCCAGTTGAGTTCCAAGAATTATTTGCGGCTTCACTATCTTCTTTTCCTATTTTAGATTTAACAATATCATTAAACTTTTTAGCTATGGCATCAAGAGTCTCTTTTCCAGCTTGTCCATCTACTCCTATTCCTAATCTTTTTTGAAGCTCAGATACTGTAATCTTTTGTGGATTTTTAAGATCGTCCTTTGGAAGACTTTCAGTTCCATATAAATAAATTGCAATCGCAGTAGCTGTATCTTCTCCAAATGATCCATCTTTAGTTAAATAAGAAGTACCTCCGTTACCGTCGACTGACTTGGTTCCCATATCAATCATAAACTGCTGAATTTCTCCAATATCTCCCGTTATCGGTGATTTTTCATATTTATAATACGCAGGATCTAGAGATCCTGCCGCATATTTAAATTCATCGGATATCAGTTTATCGCTGTAGATTCCAATTAATTTTCCTGCGTACGTTAGTGCTCCCCAATGATCAGTTCCATCTGGAGTTTTTATATTTCCTTCTTCAAAATTTTCAGAACCTCGGTTAGGAGTCGGTCCCAATATAATTTGATTTTTTGGAATTCCATCTGGTATGTTTATTTTTCCAGACGGTTCTACGACCCAGATGTTAGATTTATTAGATATATGTTTTGCAATATTGCCTAGATATTCACAACCTTTACCTATACATATAATTTTTCCAGTTTTATTTCTCTTTAAATCAGCGACTAGTCTTTCACTTTCACTTCTGGCATCTTCCCATCCGGTTATGTGCATTTGTTCACCTCCAGGTCCGCCGATTAATTTAATCTGATCCCCCATCATTTTCTGTCCAGGGCTGGTTTCTCCGTGTAAGTCTGAGATGATAAAATGGTGGCGCTCTTTCCATGAATCGTCCTCTTCAAACAACCTATTTGAATTCTTAAAATTTCTAAATTCTTTGATAAAATTCTTACTTTTAAGATGTGAGGATCTATTTAGACATGATCTTTGATATTGAGAAGATTCATTTAGGTAATCTCTATATGATCTTAAATATTTCATTATTGAGTAAATCCATTATTTGGATTTTTTAGTTTTCTTAGTTTTTGTATGACAATCACATTCATCTTCGCAATCACATTCTGATTTCTTAGAAGACTTTTTAGCATCTGATTCGTTTAACATGAATGCAATAAAACTTGAATTACATTTTCCTTCGTTAGTTTCTCCTACTTCAACTACTGGAATTCCCATATTAGAATAGGGATCTGGATAGTTATAAGGTTTTCTTCCTTCTTGTCTATAAATCAAATCATTACTCATTGCTTTATAGGTAGGATTAAAAACCTGATTTGAGAACATAGGATCACGTTCAACGGTTCTTTGATATCCTTTTAACTTGTGATCTTTCTCTACTCTCTTTCCTCGATTGTCAGCGAATGCCTTTGCAGAACTCGGTCCACCGAATCCAGGCTTTTTAAGATTCATATAATCATCAAAAGTATGAACATCCCTTCTATGTACGTTGAACATTTCCATTTTTTAAACATTAATTTGTCCGATTCTGCTTTCTCTATAAGTATCACTGATAAATTTAGCTGAAATTGAATAGATATCCTTTTTAGTATATTCTAAATCCATTGCTGGAAGTTGTTCAGCAAGAAATACTGGTAGGAATCTATACTCTCTAAAGATATCCCCTGCCTTATTAAATACAACTACAGCAATTTCTCCAATATAATCCTTTTTCAAGCCCTGTCGACCAGTTAATGGATCATAGATCAAGTCTCCCCATGCTCTTAATATGTTGTATATATACATATTGTTATCATCGTTTAAGTTGACTTCAAAATCGATCGTTAAACTAACTGAAGTTGAATCCGGAGCACCATCTGCAAAGTTTCTTTCAGCAAACTTATATCTCTGCTTCTGTCCTGCTTTAGTTAATTGCTCAGGAAGACCTGATATTTTCTTCACGTGTTCAACTAGAAGCTCAGTATTCTCAGAAATTGAAGCCGGCGGAGTGATTACAACCTCAAACTGATTTAAGTATACAGGTTCGTAATATTGTCTCGCTGCTTGTGAATTATCCCAATGTGGTAATCCAGCCATGTTAAAATGATTTTTTTTATTTATTTATCTTAAAAAAGAGTTTAATCCTTCTTTTTCTTGCTATCTCTAACTCTAGTGTAGTTCTTCCATAGTTCGTTATAGATATCACAAGAAGCCCCTAAGAAATTGATAATACCAACGTATTTCTTTTTCTGTTCACCTTCCATGTTAGCAACTTTAACACCGATCTTTTTGGCATCATCAGTCGTTAATTCTTCTTCTTGTTTTTTATTGACCAGCTTTTTAAGGTCTCCTTTCTTTTCAAGAAGGGCAAATTTAGTAAAGCTAGGAATTGCTCTATTCATCTTGATTTATTTTTTTCCAGTAAATGGACTCTTTTTCTTAACATTCGCTAAGTATTGCTTAGTGTGTTTGTCAAGACTTGGAGTTCCTTTACCTTTAATAGCTTCACCTGACATTTCTTGCTTGATAGAAGAATTAGTCTTAGCGTCTTTTGAAGCAGTGTTAGCTTTCTTTGCATAAGCAGTGCTTGCGCTTTTAAAAACTGACATAAACTGATTATAGTTCATTACAGGGTTTTTCATCGTCACTTGATTTTTTTATTATTTATCTTTAATCCGTATAAAAATATTTATTTGCAAGCTTTTAAAAATATTATTTTTTAAGTAATATTTAATATGCCAGAACTAGCCGAAGTAAAAATAATGTCAGACTACATTAATTCAGTCTGCTCCGATCAAGATTTCACCAGTATCTCCTTTTCTGAGAGCGCTCAAACTCGCAGACTTGGAATAGTTCAGCCGACTGATCTGCAGATATTTAGTATCAAAGCAGAATCCAGAGGCAAGGAAT